GATAGGAGCGGCGTCACCGTCGATCTTGATGGTGGCCTTGAACCCGCCGACTTCGCGGACAGCCTTTTCCGCTTCGATCTTGAACTTATCGGAGACAGCCTCAAGCGGAATCCTGGCCTGCATTCCCGCGACGGCCTTCTTCAGGTCCGCAGTTGCCTCAGGCTTGAACCGGGTGCCGTCAGGCAGGACGGATACGCGGACTTCTCCGATATTACGAGACACGTACCCCCCTTAGCTGTTCAGGTGTTAGCCTACCCAAATAGACTCCAGGCCGGTAGTGAGGAAAGGGTGCTTCTCGTGTATCTGCTTTGCGGGCAGTTCCAGGAAAAGGCCCGGATCTTCAGGAGCGTCAGCGCCACCGAAAAGGATGTCGTCGTGCGTCTTGGCGTGGCCGACTGTGGACGCGATGTTAGCGCGCGTGTAACCCGGTGCACGGGCAGAGGAAGTGCGTCCTGTCTTGAACCTGCGCGGAATCCGGACGGGTACCTTTTCACGGGCAACGCTGGCGATCTGGTCAGCGAACTCGCGCATGAGGTTACCGACAGGACCCTCTTCGTCGCGCAGGAGCCTGTCTACCTCTTCCTGGCTGATATGTACCTCGTCACTCAATTTCGTAGTCCCCGCTGTTCAGCTTACGGCCGGCGAATTCTCGGCTGACATCACCGAAGAAGATGTCCTTGTCGGATTTCATAGCGTCTTCTTCCAGCTTAGCCTTCAGCTCCGGGGAAAGCTCGGGCTTTGCGTCCGGGTCCAGGCCGCGTGCGATCATGGACTCGCGGAACTTAGCCATGGCCTTGGCCTCAGCGGAAACGCGCTGGCCTATGTTCTCCTCGAACCGTATGATCTGCTCCTCCACGGTGTCGCCGTCTTCTTCGGCAGGAGGCTGAATGTCCTTGACGTGGTAGTAGAAAGCCATGTTGCATAGTTCGCGGACGGTAAAATCCGATAGCTGGTGCCCTGCCCAGAGAAGTTTCCCCTCGAAGATAGCCTGGTACTCGGCTATCCAGCGGAAGAGAATCAGGGCTGCGCGGTAGGGCGTCCCGACACGATTTCCAGCGCCTTGGTGACTACGTCCAGCAGCTCCTCGGCGTCGGCGTCCTCGTCCAGTGCGTAGTCCTCGAAAGAGGTCCAGTCTTCCTTCACGATCACGCTCTTGAGCATGGCGTAGATAGCGCCGAGAGCGCGCGGGTCGTCGGAGTTGAGGTCAGCGGCAGCGCTCCACTTGAACATGGCGATAGCGCCGACCTTCTCGCGAACGCGGAACTTCCTGTCCTTCAGCTCAACGTAGTCGTATTCCTTCTTGCCTACGACATTGCCTTCAACGGCCTTTACCGTTTCAACGTGAAGGGCCTCGGGGTCGGTCTTGGAAAGCTGAACTGCTGCGAGTTCGCGGTCTTCGCGGGCGGTTGCCTTAGTTGTCATGGCCCAGAGCCTACCACTAAACGCAAACAAAAATAGAGACTACGTTGCCGCAGTCTCTATTTTTGCAGTAGCAGGTTAGGAGCCGGTGATACCGCTTACCGGGTACCTGGAGATCTTGGACGCCGCGTTCCACGTGGACTTCAGCGTAACGGCAGCGGAAACTCCGCCGGCGAGGCTGTAGTCAGGGAGGATCTGGCCGAAGAAATACTGGCCGGGGTTTGCGCCCTGCGATCCGATAGTGCTCGGGTACAGGTAGAAGTTGCGGGCCTGGCCGTCCTGTGCGGCAACGTAGGTCTGCGCCGTTCCGGTGTCGTAGAAACCGCTGAAGTCACCGGATGCGTCAGGCAGTCCGGCTACCCAGATAAGGTTCTGGTCGCCCATTGCGGTAACGTCAACCTTCGCCACGGAAAAGTTGATCGACCAGTCGGAAAGATACGCCATGGGGCTTGCCGTGTCTCCGGGGTTAACGCCCAGGTAAACAATGCCGTTGCGCCCGTGGATACGACTCAATTCAGCCTCCAAGGATATAGGTCAATTCCTATAGTAGGAGGCACCTTGCCGAAGTGCTAGTCTTCGAAATCCAGATGATAGTGATATGGCTCTGTTTGCAGGATTACTTCCAGGGGTTTCCCCGTGAGGACTACGACAGTGCAGCGGTGATGCCCGTCGATGAGGTTGCCGTCGTCACCCAGGGAGACGCACGTGCCGTGCATAAGCTCGAAGTGCTCAGCCATCCAGATGAGCCGCTGGTGCTTTACGCCTTCCTGGTCTGAATCGTGCAGGAGCTTAGCGGCGTACTCCGGGGTCAGAAGCATGGCTTGAAGTTATCAAGCGGCTTCTTCGGAACTAGTTCAAATTAGTCCGAACTTAGCCATTTCCTGCATAAGTATTTTCGCGTGGCTGTCGAACGTGCGGTCTTCGATAGCTTTCCGTGCTGCTTCGCCTAGCTGTTCGGTCATCAGGGGACTGCGCAGGTACCACTTGAGCAGGTCTGCTGCCTCTTCAGCGTTTCCGAACGTGGGCAGGAACCGGAAAAGCTCGTCTGACTCTCCGCGCGGGTCGCGAAGCCACGGCAGGCCGCACGCTGCCATCTCCACCTCGCGCGGGCCTATAGCCCAGCCTTCGCCTTCGTGGCTGGCTTCTGCTTCCTTGCGGTAGAAGTTGATGCCGACCTTAGAGCGCCGGTATGTTTTCGCCACTTCCTCGTTGTCCACGGCCTCGTCGCGCGGGTGGCTGAGGTACTTCAGCAGCGGGGAGCCGTCCATGTGGTCACCGTCCCAGGCCGCGCCGCCCATGGCTATCTTCGAAGGGTCAGGGTTGACATGCGCGAAGAACTCCTCGAAGAACTTCTGCCGTGACTGGAACATCGTACCGACGAAGCTGAAGTCCAGGTCTTTGTCTTTAACCGGGCTGGGATAATGGATGTCCGGGTCGTAGGCATGCGGCATGTACATAGCCGGCGAAAGGTAAGCGTACTCTTCCAGGTTAACGGGGTCGTTGAGCAGGTTCAGGTGCGCGTACTGGGCACGCATAAGCTGCTCGTCGTCCTGGTAAGGCGACTCCGTGTGGAGGATCACGACCTTGTGACGGCGCTGGCGCATGAGGTCCAGTACCCAGGCCGGGGTGAAGAACGCCGACACGAAGAAAACCATGTGCGGCCAGATCGAGTACAGGTCGTGGGTCAGGCCCTGCATAGCCGCAGTAACGGCGTCTTCCTTGGTCATGGAAGCCTTGAACGGCGGCTGGCCGCACGTCTCGCAGACCTTCTTTCCTGACTTGTGGTCGGGGATCGATGTCTGGCTGTAGAAGGACAGGCGGTCGTTGGTGTTGAACACGGCGACTTCATGACCCTGCTTCTCGAACGCCTTCTTCCACCCGTTGAAAACGTCGGCCACTGAGAACTCAGGGCCAGGGTGGACCATCAGGATTCGCACTGCTTTCCTTCCATGTACGCGCGTCCCTTAGAGCTGCCGCATCCGAACCCGCCGCATAGTCCGGTGCAGGCGCACGCCACGGGAGGAAGCAGCTCTACTCCGCATTCCTTGAAAGCCGCCACGACTACGGCATCGTCAGCGAACTGATCCAGGGATTCGTCTTCGGTGTCCCAGTCCCCGGCCTGAAGCGCCTTGATCAGGGTGACCAGGATCTTTTTGCGCGTGGCAGGGTGAAGGAACGAGATCTTCAGTTCCCGGCATACCGGATCGAATATCTCACCCGCGCTGGCCCAGCCCATCAGCTTTCCTCAGGAGCGGGAACTTCGGTGTCGCCGTAATGGCAGCACCCCTTGCCGTAGTGCATAACCGCGCATGACAAGTTGCCGATTTTCCACCACAAACCGCATTCAGGGCACTGCCGTACCTCGCGTGTGTCGTACAGGTGCATAAGCTCAAGTCCTGGTGCACGGAAAGGGCAACCAGAAGCCGCCCCTGGAAGTAAGTCTGGCCCGCGATCTCGATGTCGCCGTACGCCTGGACGGTCAGCGGCTCGCAGAACTCGACTACGCCTCCCAGGGTCGGGTCCTCGTCAATAGCCATCGGAATGGACACGACGCCTGAGGACGGCTCGAACCCGAGGTACTGGTCTACTTGCTGCTGTGCCCGTTCGACCGACCCGGCGCGGGAAACGAACACGCAGACAGCCATGTTCAGCTCGGTTACCACGGGGACAGGACGCCCGAGCGAGGCGAGGTGCCCGCCGAGTGTGATTCCGTACTTAGCGTACGGCTGGGACGGCAGCAGCGCCGCCTGCGGAGGGTTTATCTGGTCCGGCATCCGTGGCGTGCACGGCAGTCCCGTGAGGCTCTGGATCTGGTTAGCCAGTGCTGTCCGGGCAGCGGATATGTCAGCCACGGCGGATAAGGCTCCTGTATAGCAGGGCAGTGAAAAGGTACGACTGCGCCCGGCCGAATCCCGTTTCGCGCAACGAAAGATAAGTACGGCGCATGTACGCGGCCATCTCATTGACGCCGTCGTTCTGCACGTCTTTCTCTGCCTGGCTCATGGTGTCGCGGAGAGCCTTTTCGGTCTCCGGGTCTAGCCCGTTATCTTCCATACAGGGGTCCAAGCCTCTTCTATTTCGGATTCCAGCGGAACGATTTCGCCCCAGCTTACCACTTTGTTTTCAGGCAGGAGGACTCCGCAATGGGGTCCGTTCCCGGATTCGAACCCGACGATATCTCCCGGCTTCGGTTCAGTTTCATCCAGGAGCACAGGCCGGTACCAGAGCAGGTCAACAGGCCACCAGTACTTGTACCGCCACAGCTTCCACATAGCCACGTTCAGCTTGTCGTCCCTAACGTATTCCAGTTGACTGTCGCTTACCCGGTAGCCGAGCAGGTACAGGCAGGAATTGGCGACGGCCACGGCTACGCAGTTCTCAGCGCCTTCGTCGTTCCCGGCCGTAATCCACGGTGTATCGGGAACAGCCCGCAGATGACGGGCTGCCTTGCGGATCTTGGAGGTGGACCTGGGCTTCTTCTTTCCGCCTGCGTTTGCCTTTGACTTAGCTACCGCCCGTGCTTTTGCCCTTGCCACCGACCGGGCTCTTGCCTTAGCCGTTGCCTGGGCCTTGAGCGCTGCCTGGGACGGAAGACGGGAAGCCGCCCTGCGTCCGGCGGCAGCCGCCATGCGGCTCGTCGCGGCCTTCCGGGTAGCTGCCTGGGCGTTTCTCGTAACCTGGCCCCGCACCACTGACGGCTTCTTGAAAAGACGGACGCTTCCCTTCCCGGTGATGGCGTAGGTCTTCTTTCCGTAGTGCGCCTGAAGGTAAGCGGTGATGGACGATACCTTGCGAAGCTGGCTGCGGGTAACGATGAAGCTCTGCGCCTGGGCGTTCGTGCCGTACCGGGCCTGGGCGTAGCTTCCACGGACGATCTTCGCCTGGACACGGGCGATAGCCACGGTGCGCCGCCTTGCCAGCGTTTGCGCTGCCGTGATCCTGCGCTGCGTCATAAGCTGCTGCCGGCGCTGCTGTGCGGCGCTCCTGGTGACTACGCCCGCAGCGGCGCGGTAAGCGGAATTCTGGGCAGCGGTGTAGCCGCTCTTGGACTTGGTGGTCTTCGAGGATTTTACCGACTTGGCGGTCTTCGCTTTCTTAGCCGCCGGGCTTTTCGCTGCCAAAACCGAACCTCCGCTTCTCCTGCGCGCTGTCGTAGATAACCTGGGGAGACAGTTCCAGGTGCGAGCTGAGCGTCCCGTGAGGGTCCTGCGGAGGAGCAGGTTCGAATTCCTCTTCTTCCCCGTCTTCATCCGGGGCGTCGCCCGCTATGCGCATCTTCACCTTCGCGACAGACGTTTCCCATACGAAAAGCTTGCTGCCGACTCCGAAGATGAATCTCATAGCCAGAGTTTACATGGCAATCTGAAGAACGATGCTGCTCGTGGCGAAGGTAAGCGTGTCGCCGGAGTTAGTGGTAACAGACGTAGTAAGAGCAGCCCACCACCAGCGCACCGCGCCGTTGTCGTAGATCGCGATGTTGGCCACGGTAGTGGCGGGCATGGACGCCTGGGTAATGGCGAGGGCAGAGTTCGTGATGGACGTTACGCCCGTGGAATAGGACGCCGTCCCGAACACACTGCCCACGGTGTACACGATTCCGCCTGCGGGGTAGCTTCCGCCGGAAACCTCAGTGCCGTCGCCGGATTCGTTCGTGGTTCCCGTGGGGGTGATCAGCTTGAGCTTGCCGTTGGTGCCGCTCCACGCGGTCATGGTGGCGACTTTTCCCGTGATAGCGCCCAGGATGTTAACTGCCCTGGTGGAATCGAGGCCGCTGGTCGCTGTCATTAAACGCCTACCTTGTTGCGGGGGTTGATGTAGGGCCGGAGCATTTCCACTACCCAGGGGTTCGACTGGACCTTGACCATTCCCAGGTCTCCGATGCCGGCTACGCCCCAGGGAGCGTCCTTGGCCTTGAACAGGTCAGCCGCGAGGATAAGGGCGGCCATGGTCACGTCCGGGGGAATGACAGGAAATCCCCATACGCCGGTTACCTTGACGCGGTCCTGGTGCGTGAAAGGCCACAGCCACGGAAGCCACTGGCCTCCTGCGGGGTTAGACGGGCCGCTGCTGAGCACCTGAAGGTAGTTCCTCGGCCAGGCTACGCCCCGGTTGTGCTTGTTGTAGCCGTACTCGTAGTAGAGGAGCTGGAAGTTGACGTTCTCCGTCCAGTGCACTTCGAATACGCCGTCGCCGTCGTAGTCCAGGTCAACCGACGTGCACGTCACGATGTCATCGACCGGCATCGTCCACACGTTGTCCGGGCGGTAGGTGCGCGCTTCGGTGATCTGGTAGAAATGCCGTCCGCAGTAGTTGTTGATCCAGGAGGTTACCGTGCTGATCGCCAACTGGATCTCGTAGTCATCGGCGTTGTCTTCGATCTGGAGGCGCGACTTGAGTTCTTCCATTCCGCAGTACCAGAACTGCATCCCGGCATTGTCTATATCGGTAAGCGACGTGAGGCGGAAAGTTCCGGGAGTTACCTGGTTGACGGTGGCCCCTGTGCCGACCCAGACGAAAGTGTAAAGACCGGGGATAGTGAGGCCGGTGAGCCGCAGGGTGTAGGTTCCGGTGCCCGAGCGCAGGATCGTGTTGTTCGGAGGAGAGCCGTTGTAGTTGTACGTCGTGGCAGTCCCGGTAGGATCAGTCACCACGCACGATACAGAAGTCGGGTCTGCGGCAATGCCTGCGGAGCTGAGGAAAGTAACCGGGGTAACCGGAATCGCCTCAGCGCTGTTGGCGTAGAACACGGTTGCGGACACGGCAGGACTCCCTTCTATTCTCTACATTACGAGAGAAGGGAGACCGCCGGTAGGGGAAAGGGGTATACTACCCGACTCTGCCGATTACTAGCTTTTCTCTATTGCGGTTGCACCAAATGATTCCGTGGTCGTGAAGATAACAACATTCCTCAAAAACGGCATCCATTGTGCCTAGCCCCGTGTGGTAGGGATTCAAGCGGTTACCACTTCTCAGTATCAACTTGAGGATGTTCGTGTCTAGATCATCGAGGTAAACATCCGGTTGATTGACAAGAGGGCTTCCCAGGTATGCCCGTATTTCTTCATCCACGGAACAGGATTACACGTTCAGGCTCAGCACTACGCTGCTTGTGGCAAAGGTAAGCGTGTCACCCGAGTTCGTAGTCACTGACGTTACGTCGCCCCACCACCAGCGCACCGGGGTACCACCAGTGTCCCAGACAGACGCGGAGATAATCGTGGCAGCAGGCATGCCGGTCTGAGAGAACGCAGTACCGGAGTTAGTGATAGACGCAACGCCAGCAGAGTAGCTAGCCGCTCCGAACGTGGTAGAAACGGCATTGGAAATTCCACCCGCCGGATAGCTGCCACCGGAGATTTCGGTGCCGTCTGTACCTTCGCTGGCCGCCGTATCATT